ACAGCAAGAGGTATAAGGGAAGTAAAGTAATGTTCAATTCAAGAAAGGGAAGTGGAACAATCGTTGAGGGGATAGTAATACAAAAGGTTCCAGAACTAGATGTAGTAATCATAAGAGATAGGGAGAACTTCTCACATGCAGTACATATAAATTCAATACAGGAAATAAAATAAGTAACATGGACAACACCACATTTAAACCTAACGTAACTCCATGAGAGGTTATACAAGCAGGAGCATTTGGATGCAGCTACTTCGGCATTGCTATAGATGATTCAGAGGATGATTACTCAGATCTGTTTGACAGTCTATTCAAAGGAGTCGATACTAGGTTATACCTACTACCAAAGTACTCACCTAAGAGTAATAAGTTTGGTGTAAGAAGTGGTAAGGATTATAGGTATTGGAAGGACATGAAGTGGATTAGTTCTCACGATCCAAGAGGATGGTTTGCTTGGTATTGCAACTACTCCTTAGGAAGAAGATGCTCAGATGATGAGAGACAGATTGCAAGATGGAATGACTTTTGTGGAGTGAAAGGAAGAAGCAATATCTACAGTAGAATAAATGCTACAGGTGATTGGAATGTCTCACCCAGAATTCAGCAATCATGCTTACATTGGGGATATAAGGTGAATCAAGACGATTATCAACTATGGTTAAGTACTAGTACAAATATGCCAAATGATTATAAAGGAATGTACAGATCATTTACAATCAATAAACAATAGACGATTCCAATAGCAGTCTTTAGTACATTGGTGCCTATTTATATAAAAAGTAGTATATGATAGGAATTTATAAGATTACAAGTCCAACAGGAAAGGTATATATAGGACAGAGTAGAGACATAGAGCATAGGTGGAAAACTCATAAATGGAAAGGTGCTAGGAGCAACAAAGATGCTAAATACCCCCTCTACCTATCTATGAACAAGCACGGAGTTGATAGCCATGCCTTCGAAGTTGTAGAGCAGTGCACATTTGTAGAACTTAATATAAGGGAGAGGTATTGGCAGGACTACTACAATGTACTTAAGGATGGCCTAAATGGAACATTACAGGCAGCAGAAGGAATTCCAAAGATATACTCACAAGCAGCAAGAGATGCAGTATCACAAAACAGCAAAAAATTAGTTCATACGGATGAAACGAAAGCCATATTAGCTAAGCATGCTAAAGAGAGATGGACAGGAATTCCTAAAACAGAGCAACACAAAAGAAACATAAGCGCTTCCAAGACAGGACAGAAAAAAGGTCCTATGTCTCAAGAAGATAAGCTATCGAAAAGCATAGCAGCTAAGAGTCAAAGAGTAGCATCAAGAGAGAAGTGCGAGTGGTGTGATAAAATATATGATAAAGCGAACATGTCTAAGCATTTAAAAAAGGAACATAACATAAAAAAATAAACAAGCAATGACAGTAAAAGAACTAATACAAGTCCTAAGTAGAATCGAAGATCAAGAAACAAGAGTAATGGTAAAGGGATATGAAAGAGGAGTAGAAGATATAAGTAATAATACTCCAGCAATTGTAAATGTAGCCTTAAATGTACATACGGAATGGTACTATGGAGATCATGAGATAATAGGAGAGGGATATACCTATGGAGATAAAGATACAGTAAAGGCAATAGTATTAAGATAGAGATATGGAAGTATGGGGAGTAAATAAGTTAAAGGAACCAAATTCAAATCACATCATACGAAAGGTAATCAAAAGGAGAGAGCAATTAATGCAAAGGGAACAAACACCTAAGGTACTAAAAGAACTAAAGTACCTAGATAATAGAATGGAGATAGGGAGAATGTTACTCAAAAGATGGTATGAAAACCATTTGGATAACCGTTTGTAGAACCGTTTCGCTAACCGTTTGGATAACTGATTAGTCAACCTATCACTTGGGGATAATAGGGGAGTAGATACGGGGAGAATTGCTGAGGAACATATGTGAATGCGATAGGGGGAAGGAGAATGGAACGTCTAGCAAACCGATTGTAAGTATAGAAACTATATAGTACTAGGGTATAGGTAGTACTGTGTTATGTATGGTAATGTGTATAAAGATGAGGGAGAAAGGGTAGGATTTATTTAGTAGAAAATTGTCACTTGTTCACCTCCTAGAACAAATTGCTATATAGAATACATTTCCTTCCCTTAGAAACGTTATTAAACACCTAGAAAACCGTTTGATAAACCGATCACAGAACCGATTGGCAAACCGACTACCTAACCGTTTGGATAACCGTCTAGTGAACCGTTTAGGAAACCGACTAGCAAACCGATTTGGCTAACCGATTCGCAAGATAAAACCGTTTTGATTACGAATTCCATAACTGACCCCTATAAGAAAACTCAAAAGTATTGAGAATAATGTAAAAAACTGTTGCCTCGTACGTAAAAAAGCAGTATCTTTAGGAACTAAAGACAAACAAACACAGCTATGAAAGAATTAGAAAGAGATTTAGGAGGAGCCTACAACCTAGTAAAGCTACTAATGTTGTTAATGATTTTCCCTATGGTTATTTATTTTATATACGAATGGCTATTCAAATTCAACATCCTACAGAAGTCATTCTCAGGGATCTGGATTGCTGTTGTGTTTTACTATTTTGACCTAATACCAGGATTTCATCCCTAGGGCTATGAAAACAATTACCGTAACAATTCAAGAGAGATGGGCAGCTTCCCAGCACAAGGTGCACAAAAGCAAAAAAACATACGACCGAAAAGACAAACCTAAAAAAGGAGGATCTGCTAAGGATCCTCTTCCCTGTTAAAGTGTTGATGGAAGTGAAAGCATTCCTTTCAGTTAAAGCTTTACTTTAAGTAACAACTGTGGAGCGCTCTCCGGTCTACTCTTCCGATCATCTTTCAAGATCAGGCCCCTTATTTTTTTCAATACCTAAAGATACCCCTAAAGGTTTTATCTCACAACAGTTTGATCATTTATTTTTAAAAAAGTTTCCTTATACTTGTCAAGTGTAAGCAAAAACAACCCCTCTCGGACCAAATTGGTAATACAATATCCACATGTATGGTCTAAAAGTGTAAGCAATTTAAACAAAAAAGGACAAATATGTAAGTAGCTGTTGTCTTGTACGTTCTTTTATAGTATCTTTAGGTATTAATAATTAAAACAACAAATATGAAAGATTTCAATGAATTTGGTTCGGTAATCAAAAACTACGTAGAAGAATTGGCTGAAGATTTTGTACAGTGTAGTTACTTTGTAGATATTATTTATGAATTATTAGACGAATATAAATTACAAAGTCCTAGAGAAGAAGATTTTATCTATTCAGATGATCAAATAGATGTTTTGTTGAAACTTATAGTTGCTAATAAAGATCTTTCAGATTCTGCTTTAGGAAAATTAATAGTAAAAAACTTGTAAAAAAGTTGCAAGTAAGTAGTTTATTTAGTATCTTTAGATAATTAATAATTAAAACAACAACATTATGAAAAAATTTGTAGAAGTATTTGTAGGTAGTAGAGGATGTTTAGAAGAAGTTAAGTTAGTAGAAACTTATTATACTTTGAATGAGTATTACGAGGATGTAGTAGAGAAGATTAAAGATGAAATGAAAGAAGATTGTGAAGATGAAGAGGATTTAGAATTTATGACTGAATTTGTAGGAGTTGAGGATTATGAAGGATTTAGTGTAGTAGGATTAAATGAAGAAGAAAGTTTAATTGTATTTGATTTTGATGTGAATAAAGAAGTTTGTGAAAAACTTTTAGAATTGTTTGAAAATGAAGATGAAGAAGGAATTATGAATATTATTGATAATTTAGATTATTAATAATAATTTAAAAATAAACTGAAAAGTAGTTGTGAGAATGATTACTTTTCAGTATCTTTAGGTATCAATAATTAAAACAAACAAATCATGTCAAGAAAAATCACACAAGAAGCAGTACAAAGTTTTTTAGATCGTAAGTCCTTCTCTTTATCAAACACAAGAGTGGAAACAGATGAATTATCTACATCATTGTTTTTATTTAATAATAAGATTGCAATCCTAACAGTTGCAGGTACAATCCTAATATCCTTAGGAGGTCATTCATTCACAAGAACAACACAAGAAAGATTGAATGGCATTCCAGGTATAAATGTTTCTAAGAGCAAAGGACAAGTTTTATTAAATGGTCTTAAATGGGATGGAGAGTTTGTTGCTGTAAAAATAAATCAATAAAAAGTTGCATTCGATCTATTAAAAGAGTATCTTTAGGTATCAATAATAAAAACAACAAAAATTATGGAACAGCAAGGTTATTTTGTCGAGTTTACAGGAGAATATTTCCAATCTGTATTTCCAGAACATGAGTCAGATGTGAGTCAACTTTATGATACAGCACAGGATGCAGTAAATTATATAGTTCAACAGACAGGAGTATATCCTACAATACTTTAATAATTAAAATAATAAAGGTTATGAAAACCCAAATTAAATTTACCCGCTCAAATGAAATTAATGATATTTTTAGTTTTATAGATGAGAATAATGAAATTGATTATATATCATTCTCTAGAACTATGGATATGAACATAGAGGATGTTGTAAATTATTTAAACAATAAATAAAAACAAGATATACTATGAATTTAGAAACATCAAACAGGTTATTGGGTAAGGCTCTAGATCTATTAATAGTTTTAGAGCAATTTGCAGACGTCCACACAAAGAGAGAGGTTGATGCTTTATTTGACGAAGTGAATGCTGAGGACAAGGGGATCTTTGCAGATTTGGAAGCTCAGGACTATGAAATATTTGGTGAAAATAAAGTATAAAATTGTTGCATCACATTAGTTAAAAGAGTATCTTTAAGTATTAATAATAAAAACAAACAAACTATGAAAAATTTAACACAAGAACAAATGGTAGAGTTATTGCAGAATTTTGCAGATTGGCTAAACCTTGAATACAATGGAATAGATGTGCCTATTGAAGTTATTAAGGAATATTTAGATCAAGATAATTAATAATAAAAACAAAATAAGTTATGGAGATTTTAATAGTCTTGTGTGCGTATTTGATAGGTTTATTAACAGGAATGAATTTAAAAAAATAAATAAGTTATGGAAGATGTAAATAAATTCTACGAGTGGATGTTGAAAATGAAAAGTATTCATTTAGCAGATAATGAACAAATGTCAAAGGCTTTTATTAAAGTTGCTGAGAATTAAATAATAAGTTTGTTGTGTAGCTGAGGGGTGATAGCACTACCATTCCAGGTAGATAGATGAAGGTTCGAGTCCTTCCACAACATCAAAATAAAGAGAACCGTGAAATGCACCTTAATTGGTAGTAGAGCGCAAACGTCATACTTTATTAGGTTTGTTGTGTGGTGTAATGGTAACTACCGCTCGCGTAGACTCGGGGGCAGATGCAGGTTCGAATCCTGCCACAACATCAAAATAAGCAAGGGCAGGTTAAACCCTAGGATTGCAATGGTCCTAGCTTCATTTTACATTTGGATCTGCAGGTCCAGGAGAGGTCTGGTTAAAGTGGGCAGTGCCAACACAGGAAGTTCGAATCTTCCCTCTCCACTAAAAATTATCCAAAGTAAAAAGCTCGTACTGACTCTTCACTGAGAGGTATAAGTCATAATGAAGGCTGGTGAAGCTCCAGAAGGATAATTTTATTTAAAAATAATTGAATAAAAAGTTGCAATCAAAGTACTAATTGAGTATCTTTAGGTATCACTAAGTAAAACAAGACATATTATGAAAAATTATTCAAATGAGATTGCAGAAATTATTATTCAATTAGAATTGATAAGAGGACAAAGAAGAGAGTTGCAATTAGCGAATGATGCTAAGGTGAAAGAAGTATTTGACAGTGCTTTCAACTATTTCAGAGAGTATGACATTATTGTAAATTCTCAATGTGCTTCATTCTTTGATAAAGATGATAACAAACAATTATTCACAATAAACTTCTACGAAAGATTTAGAGAGGATGCTAAATTAGAATTATCTTACTACACTACAAGCACTCAGTCAGAGTTTGAGTTGAATAGATTAATTTCTTTAGGAAAGATTGCTCAGATACTTAAAAGTAATTCTGAGAGAATCATGAGAGATATTACTGATATCAGAAAGTCTGATCTAGAAAGAGAGAATGAATTATATGCAATTCAATCAGAATATGAAAAGAGAATCTCAGAATACAGAAAGGCTGAAATAGCTGATCGCAGAGTTCAGATAGAACTTCAATTAAGAGGAGATGGAGTTGTATTTGAGAAAGAAGTATGGTTTGGGTTCAAAAGAAACTATACAAATAGAATTACTGCAATTAAGATATTAGAAGTTTCTAAGAGTGGAAAAACTTGTACAGTAGAATATATTACTGCAGGAAGAAGTAAAGGAAAAGAAGAGAGGTGTGATACAGAGAGTGTAATATCTCAAGTTTTATCACACTCTAAAAATATTGTGCAGGAGTTGTTACCTGCATAGTTTTAATTATTAGATCGATGGAACGAGGAGCTTAGGCTCCTTTTCCTGGTGAAAACAAAATCCAGCCCTATTTATATAAGACAACAGAAGGTGAGACTTTAGTTGCAGATCACAAGAATATTCCTTACATTATATTTATCAATGATTAGCCTCTCCTGTCTCACACTAATGAGTAGGTAATCACATAAAGGCCTACTTTAACTAGTGGGCCTTTCCTTTTTCCCTTCTATGTCATAGACTGTTCTCCCTATGCGTAGAAGACTACTGAATGCACCTAATCAATATGGAAGCCAGCTGGATCAGATCAATTAAGCCTGCCAAGAGATTGCACTAATAGATAAGTTGTTTAACGTAACATGGGGCCATTAGTATTCAACCTTGCCAGCACACCCTCTCCATTTTTAAAACTTATCTGACATAGGCCCCTTAAAACTTTTATTAAATTATTTTCCCCTTGCTGTTGTCTCGTATGTACTTTCTGAGTATCTTTAGGTAATTAATAATTAAAACAACAAATATTATGTCAAGAAGTAACAGAGATCAAGCGATGGATTTGTATTCAGAATTATCAGAAACATTATCAGCTGAAAGTATTTTAGACTTTCTAATACTTAATTACTTAACAGGATCAGATGCATTAGAGGCAATGCAAGCTGTTAAAGTAGAATTTTATGGAGAGGATGAAGATGAAGAAGAGAATGAGGAAGAAGAGGGTGAAGAGGAAGATCCTCAGCTTATTAAAGGTCTTTGGAGAGATAGTGAAGATTTCTTTGATGAAGAAGAGGAAGATTATAATTCAGGACTATTATACGGAGTAGATAATAATCAATAAAAAAGTTGCAATCAAAGTATTAATTCAGTATCTTTATCAAAATAATTAAAACAAACACTATGAAAAATTCTATTGAAGTTGTAAGTAAAATTAAGTTTATCACAGTTCAATTTCCTATTGAAGTTCAATCTTTTAAATGTACTGCTGAGATTCAATTAGTAGTAGGAGAGGATAGTAAGTTATTAGATAAGGAATTTGTAGATTTCACAAATGCAGAATTTATGGGATTACCTGTAGATGATTTCTGTACATTCAGAAAAAAGATGAGAGTAAATTTTGGAGTGAATGTGATGAAACTTATTGAAGACGCTATTGAGGATACACTATCTCCTGAAGTTTGTAAGTTAATTATTTCAGAAAATATCTTGTAAAAAAGTTGCAATCAAAGTATTAATTCAGTATCTTTATCAAAATAATTAAAACAAACACATTATGAAAATTACAAAAGTAAATGCAATCGCTCAAGTTCAAAGTTCAGTATCTTCAATCTTTTCAAAAGAAGATGTATTATTTCTTATCAATTCAATTGAAGAAACTTCAAGTAGAAGAATTACAGTTTCAGATATTGGAGCAGCAATAGATAAATTAGTTGATAGTTTAGAAAGAAATGAA